GATGCGGTCGCCCGGCTTGATCTTGCCGGCCTTGGCCGCTGCGGCAGCATCAGCTTCCGACCCGAAGGTCGGCATCCGCGCGGGGCCACCGCGAATTGCCGTTTGCACGGCCCCTGCCGGCCGGGGGACGCCGCCAGTCAGCTCAACCGTGCGCGGAGTCAGGAAGCGGCTGAAGTCTTTGCGACCACCGCCAGCGTAGTATTGAGTGCCGAGGCCTTTCAACTGACCGGCCATGAGCTCTTGGTAGTTCTTGATTGCCCCTTGCAACTGCTCAGGGCTTGACGCTACGTTGATTGTGCGAGCAATCTCTTGGCGGTCACCAAGGGCGTTCTGCGCACCAACCGTCGCCTTGGTGACTTCGTTTGTGACGATCTGCCGAGCGCTTTCAAAGTTTGTCGGGGCGGCTTGGCCCGTCTGTTTGGCGATCTCGTTGGCCAATTTGTTGAAGGTCAGCATATCGCTGTTCTTGAGCGCACCGATTAGATGGTTGAGGGTGTCCAAGTGTTCGACAGCGACATTGAACGAGCGAACCGTATCACCCTGCTTGCCAACCGCAAAGGCGTTCTCAACTCGCTGGGAAGTGGTGAATTTCGTGGCATCCGCGCCAGAGTTGTACTGGTTCCAGAGCGCTTGCATTTCGCCGCGGTAGTTGCCCTTCGTCGGCAAATCTTTCAGCGTCATTCGGCCTTCGTCCAGCCCCCTGATCGTCGCCGCGACGCGTGGTGGCAGCTGTGCGAGCAAGTCTTCACCCGTGGCGGTCGGTTCATCCAAGCTATCGAGCACCGAAGCAACGCCACCAGCGCCACCAGCGCCACCAGCGCCGCCAGCGCGCGGTGGCGCGAACACGCGCGGCACAGCGCCCTTGCGCAGTTCCTCGCGGCTGACCTCGTTCCCTGCTTCGTCGTAGCGAATCAGGAACTTGCGATCCCCGAGATCAACCTGCTCGGTTTTCGCGATTTTGCGTACCGGCTTCGTTCGCGCCCTCAAATCCTCAATGTACTTGCGCGCTTCGGCCCCACCTTCCTTCTCACCTTGCTCCAGACGCTGGGCGATCTCCGGTCGCTTCATGAGCTCGGCCAGCGTGCCCATGTTGCCCATGAAGTCAAAGCCGCGCTTGAGGCTAATCGGCACGATCTCGTCATTCTCGGCTGTCGTACCGTCGCGCGTCATCGCCGCGTCGTAGTACAGCGGTTGGCCATCCGGACCCATCTGGTCGGTGTAGACGCGCAGAATCGGGTACACCTTGTCCGGGTGGTCCACGCCATTGGCGTCGCGCGCCGGCACCAAGCGCACCACTTCCTTTTTCGTGATCGTGCCGCCGTACGGGCTGGGCTCGCCAATACCGCGCTTGAGGTACGTCGGCCCCAGCAGGCCGTTGATGCCCTTGATCTGCAAGTCGTCGTTGCGGTACTGCAGTCCGTCTTGGATGTCCTTGATGTGCTGCGGCATCTGCGCCATCTCTTGCAGCGTCATGCCGGTGGCGCGGACCCAATGCAGGTACAGGTCTTTCGGTGGCGCGTCGTCCAGACTCATCTGGCGGCCCTGCACGCGCGTGAAGAAGTTGATGGACTCTTGCCGCGCAGCGCGCAGTTGCGCCTGCAACTCGCCGTAGCGCTTTTCGTCTTCCGGATCCACCGGCATGTTCTGCAACTGTCGCGCCTTGGCCGTTGCCTCAAGGTCAGCGATGCTTTCCTTAAGTGCCGTGGTCGCCAGCGCTAATCGCTGCTGCCGCTCGGTCTCGTCCAACCGTTGTTGCTGCCGCTGCTCGATCGTGCGCATGAGTTCCAAGCGCTCGTTCTCGCGCTTGGAAGCCTGGTCGGCGCGCTCGTCGGCGCGCGCACGGTAGACATCCTCGACGGCTTGCCGCTTCTGGGTCTGCTCGTCTTGGTAGGCGTCGCGCGCCATCCCATAGCCGGCAGACAACCCCCGAGCCAGTCCTGCGGCGAGACCTCCTGCCATTGCTGTTCCTCAGTCGAAAAGACCGCCGGCGATTGCGCCAACGGTGCCGCCAATCAACGCGCCCACCGCCATGCCTACAGGGCCTCCAACAGTCCCTGCAAGCGCGCCTCCTTCAGCAGTAAGCATTGCTCCCGCTATCGCGCCTCCAGTTGAGCCTAACGTAGTGCCCAGTTGCATTCGCCCGGCTTTCTGCTGTTGCTCAATTTGCTGATTCTGCATGTTGCGGCGATTCTCTTGCTCGGCTGCAGCGCCGAGGGTACTCATCGCGTCCTGCTGCACACCTTGGCCCAGCGATTGAAGCGTCGCGCCAACACCGCGTGCCATCACATACCTCCCATCGGAGCAGGGTTGCCGAGAATCGACTGCCGGCGCTGCCGCGTCGTGTAAGCCGCCAGGTTCTGCGCGCTCACGTCAGCCAGCGCACGGCTGAGGCCGGTGTTGCGTTGCTGCGTGGCTTGCTGGTCGGCGTCAAGCGTGGCGCCGGTCGCGCGCAGACGGCGCTGGAGCGATCCGGTCTGCGCATCGAAGCTCGCGTTGACATCGCGGCTGGCTTCGGACATCGCGTTGCTGACGACGTTCGGATCGGTGGCGTACTTGATCAGCTGGTTCTCGATCGGCACGAACGTGCTGACGTAGTTTGCCCACTGCTGCCGCGTCATCGCGGCATAGGTGTCGGCTGCGTATGTCTTGGAACCGGGGTTGAACCCGTAGGGGTTGATGAACATCCCTGTTGCCACAATCACCGTCCTCCTGCAGTCGGCAGCAGCCCCGGGCTGGCGGCTGGGCGAATCCCTATGCCGTTAGGATCAATTTTCTTGGGCCGCATCGCAGCGTACAACCCAAAACCCGCTAAATCTCCTGCCACCTGGCCAATCGCCGTTTCCTTGTCCAGCGCCGTCTGAGCATCCACCGCGGCCTGCTGGCCGCTCATGCCGGCTTGGCGGCTCAGAGAGTCGCCCACTGCGGCACGCTCGCCTCGGCCGGTGGCCGCGAGCGCTGCGAGCGTCTCGGTGTAGGCGTCGTCCACGCTTTGGTCGGCGGCCACTCGGCCCATGCCGCGCGAGGTGGCCTTGTTGTCCGACATGCCCGTCATCGCAGCCGCAGGGTTGCGGCCCGTGCCGGCCAAGCGCTTCTCCAACGCTCCCTCAGCCTCGGCGAATGCGATCTGGGTGTCGACGTTGGACCGGCCAGCAGCGGACTTGCGGGCGGCCGAGCCGGCGGCGCCCGACTCCATGGTTTGGGCGGCGAGCCGCTTCTGCAGCGGCAGCCACCGCTTGGTGTAGTCCTGCAGCTGGTTGACGGCGAACTCCGTCATCGCGCGCTGCTGGCTCGTTTCCTTGACCTCGCTGCCGCCTTTGCTCACGTCACACGCCTCATGAACTCGTCTTTGCCGCGACGGTGCCATTCCGGCCCCAGCCGCCTTGCCCAGCCTCTGCGCCTTGCAACGAAGGCGATTGTCTGTGCACCGAGATCGCGTGCTATCGCAAGCAGCGCGGCGTCTTGACGCTCGTAGGCTCCGTGGCGGAAGGCGATGGCCAACCACACGAAGACTTCAAGACCCTCCGGCCCCGGGCGTAGGTCGATGACGACCATGCCGTCCTCGCACGCTAGGCATAGGGCCTCTTCCTTTTCGCATTGTGCCTCAATCTCAGCTAGTTCGGAAGCCGAGGCTACGCCCGGTCGAAGCTCCCGGCTGGCATGCGCCACGAACACCGGGTCTTCGATGCAGAAAGCGGTTCCTGAGCACCCGTCCAAACTCAGTGTCATGGCGATGAGATGGTCAGCACACCGGCGCTGCTGATCGTGATCGTCACACCGGTGCCTTGCACGATGTGTGATGACAAGATCGCGAGCACGGTCTCTGTGAAGTCCGAAACGTCGGCTGCGGTCACGCCGAGCACCATCTTGGCCTCGTCGGGCGTCAGCACCGAAAGGTTGCCCGCGTTGAGATAGACGAACCCTTCCCCACCTGACGCGAGCAGTTCGGTCAACGGCAGCAGCTTCGTTGCCAGCAACTGGTAGGTCACCGGCATCATCCACTCGGCGTCGTTGTAGACCCCGAGGTATTGAAGCGCAGGAAAGCCGGGTTTCACATACAGCGTGGTGCTCGACAGCGCGATGCCGATCGGCACGGCCACGTTGGTGTAACTGGGCCACGCTGTGAGCCCTTCGATGCCCAAGAACACCGGGGCGAACGGGGTGAATGCTGCACCGGTGATGGTGACAACGCCTTCACGCTGCACCAGCACGTTACCCCCCGAAGCGGCCGCAGCGCGCGCCACCCCCAAGATGTTGTAGATCGTGCCTTTGTCGTTGGGATTCGCCTCGGCGCATGTCCCGTCGCCACTGCCATAGACAGCGTACCCCGCCCGCACCGCAGACGAAGCGCGAAAGGTCTGCGTCAGCGATGCGCTGGCGCTGCCCGAGCTCAAAGAGTTCACCACCGCTTGCAACTGCGCCAGCTGAACCTTGAGCGTCTGGATGTCGTTTGCCGCGTTGGGCCCCGCGGTCGTGCTCTGCAGCAGCGAGACCGCTCGCTCCAGGGCTTCAATGCGTTGGCGCGCCGCCGCGAGGATTCCGTTGACCTCACGGACTTCCAGCGCGCGAACATTGCTGATCGCCGGGGATCCGAGGGATGCCGCCATCAACCCAACTCCCGCACGTCTTCCGCAAGTTGGATCTCGCGGATGGTGGACGTGCCTAACACCTCGATCTCCAACTTGCGGTACGCATCGGTCTCGGCCAGCGTGAACTCTTCTTCGCCAGTGACCACGACCTCATCCACCTGCACGCCGTCGCCGTAGACGCGCAGCAGGATGTTGTCGTAGTCATCGGCGCGCACGCGAGCGAACATCATCGCGGCGGATGCCGGCAACAGCCACAGCTTGCCCTTCCAGCGATACGTCATCCGCTGCGTGCTGTCGCCTTCGAACGCAGAGATCACGTTGCCGGCGGCGATGCCGGCCGGTGTCGTCGGCGGAATCGGCAGCGAGGGGTCGTCGGGCTCGTTGATGTCGTCGAGCACGAGGTACATCGTGTCGGTCACCGGGTCGACATGCACGGCGCTGGCGTGGAACGGCATCTCGACCACGCCGAACCCGTTGGCTTTCATGTCCAGCGCATAGGCCTTGTAGGTCTGCCCCGGCGTGCCGCTGCCGCCTTGCTCCGGCGGCCGCGCGAAGAGCCAGTAGATGTCGTTGTGCTGCACCGCACGAATCGTGGTCGGGTCGATATCCTTCCACTGCCGCAGCGTGAACACTGCGTCGGTCAGATTGCGCGCTTGGCCCACACCGGTGACCGCCATCAGACCGTCCGTGCCGGCGAACACGACGCCGACACCGGTGAGGTAGGCGAACGAGGCCTTGGCCACTGCGGCGTAGGGCACTTCGAACTTGCTCATGCTGTAGACCGCCGGGTCGTTGCCGGTGGCCACATAGACGAAGCTCTTGGTACCGATCACCACCGTGGTGTCGACGTTCGCGATGCCCACAATGTCGGTGTCGGTGTTCAGTCGATACAGCGGCGGCCACGCATGCGGCCGGTTCTGCGCCGACAGGCACAGCTGGTTGCGGCGGAAGCCAACCATGATCCCGTTCGGCAGCGCAAGGATGCCCTGCAAATCGTCCGGGGGCAGATCCCAGCCTGTGCTCTCCAACACCTCGCCGAGTTGCGCGTCGGTCAGCGTGTCGTCGTAGGTGGCGGTGGCCAGCGCGATCTCCGCGACGAACAAAAACTGCGTGCCGGTGTTGCCGCTTGCCGCGCGGTAAATGCGCTTGGTGGTGATGTTGTAGTCGCTGGAGACGCCCGAGGGTACTGCAACCGGAGTCGTTACCGTGACGGCCAGGCCATCCGGCCGCAGAATGGTCGCGCTGGCTGGCGACGGCGCGCTTTCTTCGCCGATGTCGTTGACGAAGGTGTAGACGTAGCTGGTCGCCAGGTTGGCCGGGGTGTAGCCGGTCGAGCCGCTGGCCTGCACTTGCACACTGCGGATGTACGCCAGCGAAGCCCCACCCAACTGATCGAAGGTGCTGTAGGCGCCGCAGTAGTCGCCGAGCGTGGTGTTGACCGTCGTCGTGTAGGTGCCGAGCACCGTGTCGCCGAGCGTGCGCACTGTGGCTGTGATGGACGCCGAACCGTCGCTGTTCGGCACCACCTTGATGTGCATCTTGTAGTAGGTGTCGGCCGCCAGCGCCAGCCCGGTCGTGTAGCCGTTCAGGCTGCCGTACTGGGCCCACGAACCGGCAAGGCCCGCACCGAGCCGCCAAGAGCCGCTAACGTTCTCAACGATCACCGCCGGTCCAATGCCGGCGCCGTCGCGCATCACGCCAAAGCCTAGCCGCGACTTGCCGCCCACGCTGTTGCAGGCCCAGACGTAAGTCGTCTCAACCACCGAAGCGCTGGCCACGCCAAAGTTGCGCGACAGGTACGTGGGGATGCCGCCGCCCGTGGTGTCGCGCCACCGCAGCTGATAGACGGTGCCCGAGCCGCCGAGGGGGTCGGCCACCTGGGTGACTGAACTTTCGAAGGCCATGGATCAGTCCGTGAAGGGCACGACAGGCGAGATTGTCCACGAGGTGGCCAGCTGGTCACCGTTGTCGGTGATGTCGACCGAGAACGTGGTCGCCGTGGTGTCGACACCGACCGACAAGGTAGGCGCGGTGTCTGGGTTAGGGACGCCCAGCGGCCGCGTCGTCACGGGATAGGGTTCAGCGCCCGTGGTCGCCAAGGCATAGTTCGTCCAGCGCGGCGCGCCATACAGCGCCGGTGCTGTCAGGTAGATGCGGTAGGTGTCGTCCCCCGGCACGATACCGCGAGCCACATCCACATCCACGCCCCAGGACAGCCACCTGTTGTTGAGCAGGTAGATCGTGCGTACCGGCGCGGCGGTGGCCAGTGTCTTGGTGGTGGAGAACTGCTGCCAAGCAGTGATGTCGCCGGTGAGCAGCCGCGTGCCGACCGCAGCTTGCGCAGCGTTGTCGGGCAGAAGGTGCGGCGCGACCCGTGGCGCTTCACCTCGGGGATTGCTCAGTGTGATCTTCACGGCCGCGCCTCCGGAATGGCGGCATCGTAGCGCATCCATGAACGAGTCATCTGGCGGAGCGTGGGTAGCGCCCGTGCGTAGACATCCCCGTCGCTCGTGGAGTCTTGCGCGGCGTGCCGCCGCCACTGGTACCCGAGCATGGGTACCCTCACGGCGCCGCCGCGGAGTCCTGCGGCCGCGCGCAAGAGCCAATCGAGCCCGCGGCCGCACCGGTCGGCCAAAGCCAACGCTTCCGGCGGCATGTACGCAGGCCGGAACATCGCCAAGTGGTGCACGCACCTCGGGTGCATGGCCAAGTCCATCAATGTGCGCTTTCGACGCATGCCGTCCCGGAGGTGCAGCCCTGCGGCGTCGATTTCTTCTTCGTCGGTGAAAGCCAACCCGGCGCTGGTGGTGTGCAGGGCGTCGAGGCACGCGGCGATCGCGCCGGGCAGCACGCGATCGTCATCGTCGACCACCGCCACCGCATCGGCACCTTGGCATGCGGCCCACAGATCCCGGTTCCACGCTTTCGCACCTCCGGCGGAGTGCACGACGATGTGCGGCACGCCGGTGGGAAGCCCCTCGGCCACTGACGACAGCATCTCACCGAACCACAGGTTCTCCGGGCGCGCAGTCACGGTGACGACACGAACGTCCATGCCTCAAGCGGCGGCGCCAATCCGGCGCACAGTCACGACGGCGGTGAAGTCCGCAATGTCAGCCTCGGCACCGTAGGCATTGGCGTAGACCGCCGGGGTGATACTGCTCGCCAACGTCGGCACGTTGACGACGTACCGATCGGAGAAGTTCATGAACAGCCCTATGGCTTGCCACCCTGCGGCCAGAGACACGGTGGCCCCGTGCTTACTCCGCGCCCCGCCGGGAACGCTGCCCACGGAAGGACTGGCCTCGCTGCCGTAGTGGACGAAATCCCCCACTGCGACCGGCCATGTGCCGGACCCTGGTGTGATATTGGCTTGGATGCACACCTCATAGAGCCCGGTCTGCACCAAGTCAACGGCGTTGGTGGTCTCGTTCCACGTGGCGTCAGCACTGGTCTTCAACACGGTGCCGGTCCAGTTGTTGAACACCACACCATCAAACGCGCCGGACACGGAGCCCGTCAAGGATACCGCGAGCTCTTCCAGGGTGGCGGCACCACCAGAAGCCGAGAGTGTGACCTTGTTGGCGTTCTCGCCGGTGCCCCTCGTGGCCGTCAAGCCTGTCGTGAAGTCCACCGTGTCGACGTTCGGCAACCCCAGGTCCGTGCCACTGCTCTGGAACTGGATGTAGTTGGGGAACGCATCGGGCGCCTGAGGAGGAAAGCCCGAACCGGCAGGAGTCAGACCGAAAGCCATGTCACCGTCCCATCACGAAGGGGCGCGGTCGAGCGCGCTGCGAGCCTTCGTTGTAGGCCCGCTGCACGTCGGCCTTGCCGTTGCTGACGCAGGAGTTCCAGACGGCCTCGTACTTCTCGGCCATCTTCGGGTCGCTCCACGGTTGCCCGGGGATGCGCAGCAGGTGCATGAGCGCGCCCGCCTCGATGCCCGTGCTGTACTTCTTGAGCGGCTCCGAGGGCACCTGCGCCACACCGTCCTTCGGCTGCAGCGCGACGGTGACCAGCATGTCGTAAACCGCATCGGGCGTCGGGTAGAACGCGATCTGGCCCTCGGGGATGTAGCAGTAGCGTTGCGGCCGGCTGGCCTGCGCGTTGGGATCCCACAGGCTGGAATCCTGCGGCTGCAGCGGCAGCGTGCGCGGCGTCGAGACGCCGGCACCCTGCAGCGGCGTGCACGACGCGGCGCGCACGCTGATGATCTCCAGATACGGGTCGCTGCCCAGGTCGTAGACCACGGTGTTGGTCACGGTCTGCCCGGGAATCGTGTCGCGCAGCCAGCGCGTTTCGGCGCACCAGTCGCGGTACGCCTTGACGTAGGCGCGGCGCAGCAACGTGCTGGGCGCCTTGCGCACGACCAGTGCGATCGAAGCCAGTTGATCGAAGACGTTGACGAAAGTCGTCATGCCACCCCCGGGGATTGAGCCGTCTTGGGCGCTACGGCCACCTGGCCTTGCGACTTGAGGCCGAGTGCAAGCCGTGCTTCGTTCATGAAGGCCTGCGACTTGCTCAGATCCTGGCGCACCGAGTTCTTGGCGAAGGCCAGCGAGAGCATGATGCGCTCGATGGGGTACTGGTAGGCGTCGGACAGCGCGATCGTCTCACCGCTGGAACCGGTGAGCTCATCCGGGATTGCGCCGTAGGTGACGCGCACGCTGCCCGAGCCGTTGTTCGGAGGGAACACGAAGAACTTGCGCGGCGTGCGCGGGTCGGCGGCGAAATTCTCCACCTCGGTCTGCTGCGTGCCGCGCGGCCAGAAGCGGTTCTCTTCCTGCAGAATTGCAAGATCCGTCTGGGTCACGCTGCGCTGCGACACCTCGTTGTCGGTGATGTCGATCAGCGCGGTGCCCTCGGCGGGGATGTCCTGCGCGATGCCGGCCACCAGCGCAACGAACTCGCGCTTGGGGTAGGCGTCGAGCTTGTAGTCGCCGCAGATCAGACGCTGCGCGATGTTGAGGTTGGCCACGTGCTCGGCACGCGACCATGTGCGGAAAGCCGTGTCCAGCAGCGTGCGCGCCACATTGTTGATGACGGTCTCGACGGACACGGCCATGGGTCACCTCATGCCAG